GAATCAGAACCCCTATGGTACCGCCATTCTCCGTGGCGCTGAGTTTACCAGCAAGATTATCACTACCATCAACCAGGCTACCGGCAACGTCTGGAAGCGTTTCGGCGATCCCTCCTACTCCGTTATTTATAAGACCAGCAAAAAAGACGGCGTGGATCTGGAAACCAGGCGCAAGACAATCAGCGCTGAGCTGAATACCGCACTGCGCGCGAAGGAAAAAGGCCAGTCTGCTGACTTCGTTCGCGCGATCGATGTCAATTCCGATATCGAGATCAAGATCATCGGCGCCGATAATACCGTGATCCTGGATATGGAAATACCGATGAAAAGCCTCATTGAGGATGTTTGCGGCATAACTGGATTGCCAGCATGGTTGCTGGGCCGTTCGTTCAGTACAACCGAGAGAAGAGCCAATTTTGAGGCGGAAATGGTGCTGGCCGATGTTGTAGTGAGACAAACGGCTAAGGGCGCCTGCTATGAGCGATTGATCAAGACTTTACTCCTTCTTCGCGGCCGCAGCTGGAAGCAGGGGGACTGGAAGCTGGAATGGAAGCAGGTAAACCTGCATGACATTGTTGCCCAGGCTCAAGCGGATTTCCTCACAGCACAGGCCCGGCAGATGGACAGCATCTCGCTCGCCGGGGGAAACGAGCCGGGAAAGGAGTAGACCCCGGCGGCAAGGGCTACCGGGGTCTCGACCATCATCATGGATGCTCTTGCGGCTGCAAGGGAGTGTTTGGCGGTAAGGAGCTGCAGCGCCCGGAACCGTGGCCGCAACTCGACCAGTTGGAGGATTCGTACGAGACGGATCTGGTTTATAATTGGGATCAATTAAAGCAGAAGACCCTTGCCATTCTCCGCCTCGGCCCCCCGCCGAAAGGCATGAAGGAAAACATCCCCCTCCCCTCGGGCCTGCCCGGCCTGGAAGAATTCAAATTCACCGTTGAACAGCGCGCGGCCATCATGCAGGCCATGCGAGGGTTTATCGGCGCATACGCGATCGATGACGATAACTCGCCACTCCGCCGCTATTACGGCGAAGGTTACAGCCTCGGCCTCATTCAGGCAGCACACATGATCGGCCAGGACCGGCCGATTCTCGATATCATCAAGAACAAGGAAGTTTACGACAGGTTGTGCCGCACCGGCTTTGACCTGGTCAAAGACAATGCCACGAAGAAGATTGTCAATCAGATCCTCCCAGAGATAGAAGCGCTCAGTCTCGCCGGAGCCAATCCCTTTTCCGTGGCGGAACGGCTGAAAACCCTGTTCGGCAACAAGAACAGCGACTGGCGGCGGCTGGCCCGTACCGAAATGACGATGGTCGCCGAATCGGCGAAACGGGATGAATGGGCAGCCTGGGGAATCGAGAAAGTGGATTTTGTCCCGGCGCCGGATGCCTGCCCGATCTGCAAGGCCTTAAAGGGAACCTATCCTATCAACAAGGTACCTATCCCTGGGCGCGATACCCATCCACACTGCCGTTGCTCGATTCGGCCGGCAGCCAAGGAACAAGAGGCCCCCCAGGGGGAAGGCCTTGCTGATCGATTCGAGGTAAACAGCATCGATGACCTGAACCCACTGTTTACCGCCTATAACCAGGAAAATCCTGATGTGCTGGTCAATGGCTTCAGCTCCATCTCCGAAACCTCGGCTGATTATTTCATGGCGACATGGCCACAGCGCGGGGAGTTCGCGGTCTCCAACACCAGGCGTTACGATGTTGGCGGAGGGTTCCACCCTGCCGGCAACCTGGTGGGGGCAATGCAGAAGATCAGGAATAAGATCCCTCTCACCTTCAATGAGGAATATGCCGTAGAGAGCCTGTGGCACGAGATCTGCCATAACCGGGCGAAAAAGTATGCGGTAACCTCATGGACCGGCGCCGCCAGGATCAATATGGAAGCGCTGAACCAATTGGTTGCGCGGCACACCTACCCCGATTTTCTGGCCAAGCTAGGGGGAGAAGCGAGGTTTTCAACCGAGGTCCTGGAGAACGGATACGGCTATGGCGTGATGGTGAAAAACCTTCATTCCCTGCTGCGAAAGCTCAGCGTCGATGAGGCTGCACAGATCAAAGCTTTCGAAAATATCCTGTATAGCAAGAGTTATGGCCGGGTGCAGGATAACCTTGCCTCACACCTGGCTAAAGTCACCGGTAGACCAAAAGACGTACTGAAGGAGATCCTGGGTAACCTGCAGAGGTTTCCGGAGAGCTTTGATGCAGCTGTTGATTGGTATCTGGGGTAAGCTACTGCAGGAGATCCGAGGTGGAGAGAGAGTGGCGGAAAAGAGGATCGATGATGAGGTTCAGATACTTCTCGGCCGTAGCCGAGTCATTACGCAGTGAGAACAGGCGGTAAAGTACGCCGTATTCCGATTGCTGGTCGCTCGGCAGGGAAAGATACTTGTCACGGTCGACATCATAGCCGAACAGCGTAAGCAGCTCTTCTTTCGTTGGATTATGGTCAAAAACTGTTTCCATAGTTAACCTCTAGTCCTTTGATTGTAGCAATGTCAAGCAAATTATCAAAAACCGCCGGCACAGAGCCAGCGGTTTTTTTGTGGCTACTAAAATAATTCCATACTTGGCCCAAGTATGAATTGATTTCCTGCTATGAGGCAATGGACATCAGAAAAAATAGTACCAACAGAGCAAAGGAGACACTTATGAAACTGCATCATATCATCCTTCTGACCACCCTGCTTCTCACTCTTGCCGGAAGCGCATTCGCTGCCCCCAGCAAAATATCCTTCCAGAACATTTCCGGCGCAGGCAAGACGAATGATCCGGCAACCTGCTCCATCGTCGGGGTTTTAGACAGCTCCGACAAGATCAATGACAACGCCGAGCGGATCAACCTGCCTTCACTGCGGACCTTTGCCCTCACTAAAGGCGGCATGGCCAATTACTCCACGTCGCTCAATTCCCCGCGCGGCAACCAGTTCAAAATCGCCTGTGTAAAAACCAGCACCGGTGAAAACTTGCAGTTGAAAATGTACTTTGACAGCGTTTCCAGTCGTTGGTTCCCGGTTACCTCCGGGCTCTTCAGGTTCTATTAAGCCATGGCGGGAAAAGGAAGAACGGACAAGATAGGGCAAACCGTCACTGAACCTGAAAACAAGGATTTTAAGGGCTCCGGAGTCGAGGGACACAAGGGAGCAACAAACAAGGAGGATCGAACGAATGGATGAAGCAAGACTTGCTCTGATAATTGCGGCTATTGCTGCGTTGAAGCCCGAGGACTTCACCAAGGCAGGGCCTCCGAACATGACGGTGCTTAAGGCAGCTATCCCCGATATCACCGCGGAAGAACGGGACACTGCCTGGGCAAAGGTCCAGGAGGAAGCCGCCAAGAATGCCCCCCCTACCTCAAAAGCTGCTCCAGCTGCTGCAGCTGCTGCGCAGATCATCACTTGCGAAGATGTGATGAAAAGTCTGCGCGCCCAGGGCCGTAAAATATGAAGCATTTCGAGAAGCTTTTCGCCTTTAAAGCGATCAAGGCGGGAATAGAGATCACTGCCGAGGTGCTGGCAAAGATTAATAGTTTCGCGCTCGAACCGCTCACCGCCGAGCAGGTGTATGTCAGAAAATTTCTCTTCTGCCATTCGGGCATAGATCGCGATGTCGAACGGTTCCCCAAAGCCCTCCTTGATGACTTTACTGCTACCTTTCCCGGGAAATCCTTCCTCTTTAACCACGATCGCCGGACTAGCCCCTTTGGCCTGTTCTTCGATGCCAAAACCGAGGATATGACGCCCGAGCAGTTCAAGGCCCTCACGGGACTCGAACCTAAGCTTCCTGACGGTGAGAAGACGATTACCATTGTCTGGGCTTGGGCCTACATGCTGGACGAAGACTTTAATGCCCAGATCACCAAAAACCTTGACGCCGGGATTTATCGGCACGTCTCCATAGGTTTCAACGCCACCGATCTAAGAGGCGTCAAAACCGAAATCAACGGGCCTACCCTTTATTGGGAATATGTCGCACCAGGGGAAGCGCTTGAAGGTTCCCTTGTCTGGCTCGGCGCTCAGCCGGGCGCAACCTCACAGAAAGCCCTGAAGGATCAGGAAACCATAGACCATGGAGGAAAAAACATTATGAAAACGCTTGTTGTACTATTGACCGCCATAGGGATTAAAAGCCTTGTTGCCGAAGCCACTGAGGAGCAGATCGCGGCCGGGGTAAAGGCCCTCCTTGAGGAAAAGGAAACCCGTATTAAGGAGCTCGAGCAGGATGCCATTCTCGGCAAAGCCTACCGGGAAAAGCTGCTTGATGATTACGTCAAGGCAAAGGCGAAACTCGGCGAATGCGAAGCCACCCCCGAAGCCCAGGATACCGTGAAGAAGGCCGCCAAAGTCTTTGACGTGAAGTTCCTCGAGGATGAAGTCAAGCATCTGGAAAAGCGGGTTGCAGAGAAGTTCCCGGCCGAGCCGCAGCTTCCTGCTGATGACCCCAATGCCAACCGCGGCAAGGCAGCTGGCGATAATCCTCTGATTCCTGCAGAGGAAAAATAGCGGACTATCCGCCCCAATCCATAAAGAAGGAGGTACGAAGAAATGGCAAAAGCAATCGTACGCGGCGGAGTGAATCAGGTCCGCACTCTGCGCTACACCCACAATGCAGATCTCACGGCGGGGGACATCATCGTCGCTAACGGGCAGGTCCTGGTAGCGGTCAATGATGTTAAAGCCAATGTGGAAGGCATCTATGTTTTCCGCGGTCCCGTCGAATTCCCCAAAGAGGCCGCCCTGGCCGTCGACCTCGGCGATGTTGCGTACTATGTAACCGCCGCCGGCAACATCAACAAGACGGCAGGTGGCAA